ATTCGATCAAAGGCGAGGGTAAACCGGACGCCAAATACGAGCATTCGCGGTACACGGCTGAAGGGCTTTCCTATTCGCGGCTGAAAGATCTGATCATTCTCTGGGAGGTTTACGTTCGTCAGGACGATAACTCGATCGAGGTTCAGACCTTTAGTCCACTGCAACCGGACGAGCCTGCGCGCGACCCGTTCAGGTTGCCGTATCAGCACCGGCAGATCCCCATTATCCAGTTGCCATACGAGTTGATGGATCCAGGTTTTTTCTCTTCCCGAGGCGTGACCGAGTTGGTGCAGATGTACGAAGCGTCGGCGACCAAGATGTGGAACGAGAAGCTGGATTTCATGTCAATCGCCAACCGACCGGTGTTGAGCACTCAGGGCGGAAGCATCAACGCGCAGAATATCCGTTGGGAACCGGGGGCGGTCTACGACTCGATCCTCCAGCTAGTGCAGCAACCGCCGCCACCCGTGGATTTCGACACTGAGATTCAGAGCAATCGGAGTTTTGCTGAGCAACGGGTTGGGATACCGGACTTCGGTATCGGCGACCAAGCCAATTCGCAAGGTCAGAATAAGACTGCGACCGAGACTAACGCTATCACCCAGGTGATGCAGCAGAGTAACGATCTGCGGGCGCGCGTCACCAAGGATTCGATCAGTAGAGTGTACGAGCAAGCGTGGTCAATCCTGCGCCAGTACAAGAAAGACGATCTGGATTATTTTTGGCGTAAAGAGCGGATCACGCTGGACGATGCGGCGTTTGACAATGCTTATGTCCTGAGGCCGAACGGGAGCGTAGACGGGTACAGTCGCGAGAAAGAGATTCAAAAACTGATGCAGTTGCGGCAACTGGCGGTGCAACCGCCTAGCCCGTGGATCAAGATACCCGAGATTGATAGAAAAATCATCGAGCTGATGGACGCGAGTTGGATCATGGATCTGTTCGAGGAACCGCAGGACATCCAGGCTGGCCAGCAAGAGCAGCAAGCGATTGAAAACTCGGTGATGATTGACGGATTTCTGCCACAGGTCAAACCGAGCGACGATCATGTGGCGCATTTGCAAGTGATGGAGGGCTTCATTGGTTGGACCCAGAATCCGGCGAACGGGATAAAAATTCCTCCGACAGTGATGCCGACCTTTATGCAGCACGGGACGATGCACGTGCAGGCGGCGCGCCAAGATGCGCAGTACATGAAGGCGCACGGGCCTGAGATCGCTCAGTTTGCCAACCAGATTGCCCAGATGCAGAAACAGATGGCGGCCCAACAGCAGCAGCAACAGGCCGCCCAACAGCAGGCGGGCATGGCGATGGCCAACTTGCGCGGTGGGGCGCCACCGGGTACGTCCGTGGGAGCGCCTAACGGTGCACCAGCGGGTACGATGCCGGTGTCTCCACCGATGCCGCCGCAGCCAGGGATGCCGGCTGGGGCTGGACCACAAATGCCTCCGATGGGTTTGCCGCCCAATCCTACTAACGGGAGCATGCCGGCGATATGAATATCAAAGAGACACAGACACCAGTCTATTTGATGTCTGATTACGTGAAGTTTAAAGAGTGGGACGCTTATTTTTTAAAGCTTGGTGCACCCAAGATTGTGCGGTTCAAGATTATCGATTTACCAGATGCGGTTAATCCATTTGTTTACAAGGTGACGGTTGTGGCAAAGCTGGATGACGGAAAAGGTTTAATAAGGTCATGGCTGGGTATTAAATCCGGAGAACAGCTTTTAAATAAGCTTACGCGTTGGGTCAGTGCGGTAAGGAAGGGTCTAATTCCACGACAAACAGAAGTGATTTTACCGAAGGCGCTCAATCCGACCAACGGGAGTACGCCAGCCATATGAGCGCCTGGATCAGACACTTTCTTTGGACTCTTTTGTCACGTCCGGTTCTTCGCGCGGTCAACTGGACCGACGAGGAACGTAAAACTTTCGATAGCTTTTGCAGAACTTCATGTGGTATGAAGCTGCTCGAGTTCTTGAGGCAATTCGTAGCGTCTCAGACGTTCAACGCTGTTTTCCGCGATTCGGAGAACGCGAACGCCGAAGCTAGGGGTGCCCAGAGAATCCTGGCTCTACTCCATCAGTTGCGCAGTTTGCCGCCCGATGAGCAGGCGAACGCCTATCCCGATGAAGATGTGGAACCGCTCCCATCGCAACGAGGCGCTATTGATGGCCGGCGCTTCGGCTTAAGCGGTGGATCCAGCGCCATCGGTAGGTAAACGATAAATGCCCGAAATCATCGCATCATCGTCAGGTGCAATTACTGACGCTTCGCCGAGCTCTTCAGATAGCATTGGCGATAGTCAGGCGACTACGCACCGTATTGGCGACTCCGAGAATGGTCAGCAATCCACGCCGGACAACGGAGATTCTTCTTCTCCTGAGGCAAAGACCGAAGGGCGCCAGCACAAGCGTTTAAGTCCTTACGAACGCGTCAAACGTCAGAAAGCCGCTTTGCAGCAACGCGAAGCCAGCCTGAAAGCGCGTGAGGAACAAATCGCTGAGGCTGAACGTCAGAAGAACGCGCCTAAAAAGCCTGATTACACGGTTGCCGAACTTAAACAGTACCGGCAAGCCTGGGAAGATGAAGGCCGGATCGATCTGGTCGAGAAGGCTGATAAAGAGATTGCTCGCCTGGAAGCACTCGAGAAACAAGAGCACCAGTCTGCTTCTTTTGTTCAAGAATGGAAGACGGCTGAGAAAGAGCTTTTCGAGGCTGACCCGGAATTCATGCGGCCTAATACCCGACTTGATAAGAGGCTGCGTGAAATTATGGGCGGCGCGGATGGCCAGATTTATCGCGGGCATCCGCGTGGAATCGTCGCGGCCTATCATCGGGCCAAAATGGAATTACTCCAAGCCGATCACAAAGCGGCTCAGGAGGAACTACAACAATTAAAGGCAGAGCTTAAACGGCTGACTGGCCTGACTTCGATTGGGGGCGGGGCGCCTGGCAGAATCGGCAATGGCAATCGCGTGGAGAATTTGAACGACTTCGCGAAGTTGTCCAGTGCCGACATGCTCAAGCATCTCAAGAGCAAGCGAAGCGGCCAGATGCCGTGGCTCTAAAAGTAAGTGAAACTTTATGGCAACCACAGTTAACCAACCGATTTACGGCGCCGTAACTTCAACCGATAAGGCGTCGGAATATCGGATTTATTTTAGTAAAAAACTTCTCGAGCATCAGATAGATAAATTACAACTCTATCAGTTCGCTTATCAGGCGAATATTCCGCAAGGGCAGGGATCGAAAACTATTCGTATGTTCCGAGCGCCGCCGGCCTCGGTCGCTAATGTCATTACATTGACTGAAGGGACGCCGCCGACTAACGCGCCGTACAAGCTGATTTTTGAGTTTATCACTCGAACTCTGCAACAGTACGGGGGGTACGCGCAGGTATCAGACATCGTCGATGAGACGGAGTTCTTGGATACGGGCAACGCGCTGACCGATAAATTCGGCGAGGAAGCTGCGCTCTGGTGTGACGGGTTGATTCGCGATACGTGCATCAACGGGAACACGGAAGAACCGACCAAGTTCGGTAAGATGTACGCTGGCACGGCGGTCGATTACACAACGTTGTCAGCGTTGACGGGCGCCACGGGCCGTTTCAGCGGGGATGATCTGATCGACGCGGTCACCAAGCTGCGGGTGCAGAAAGCCAAGCCGTTTGATGACGGTACCTACGTCGCCGTCGTTTCGCCCGAGCAAGAACGAGATTTAATCGAGGAACAGGGTAGCGCCTGGGTTTATGCGAGTTCATTTAATAAGCCGGACCAGATCTGGAAAGGTGAGATCGGCACGTTGAGCGGGATCAAGGTGATGCGCGGGACTAATCCGATGTATCAGACCAGTGGTGGCACTGAGGGCACTAGTGTGCCAGGTGGAGCGATTATTGCCGCGCTGATTTTTGGTAAGGATGCGTTTGCTGCGCCGGCGCTCGAGGGCGAGAATCCGCCTTCCCCAAGCGTGTACACGATCACCACGCCCGATAGTGCTAATCCGTTCAACCAATTCATAACGTATGTCTGGAAAACTTTTTACAACGCAGTCTGTCTGAGTACGTGGAATGGCATCGTGCTGCAGACCAAGACGGCTTACACCGGGACATAATCGATAACCTCATTAACCTGGCTGCGGCATTGCTTGAATTAGCGGTGCTCTGGCTCTGGTGGGAGATAAATCATATGGCAGCTTTAATTGGAATCTCGGTAAAACCAAAGAGCGGATACACCTGCAAGGTGCCGCTCGATTTGTTATCTGAAGACGGCACACCGCCGGCTGAGGGTGACAGTGTTTCATACAGCGTCGATGGCACCGTGCAGTCGGTGGACGCAGAAGACGCGACGGTAAAGATCACTGCGGTCAACGGTCAGCCGGTAGACGAGTCGGCTAGTGACGAGGCGTCCGAAGATCAAGGCCCGCCACAACCAGGCGGCCAAACACCGGTGGCAGCGTCAGGGCCAATCAGCCCTGCTACAGCAGCATTGGGCGCAGCACTGCGGAAAAAGGCTAGAGGACAGCCGATGCCGTTCTAGAGAGCTAAAGATGAGGGCACCATCGCGATTGAGAAATCCAATTATTACGAGTGCAGCTCATGAGCAAAGGGGATGGCGTTAGTCCTAGGCTGACGCCTGAACCGACACTGATATGCAGATTATTGTTAGGAGTATGAAATCGGAGAAAGAGCGGCGCGCGAAGGAGTACACTGAACAAACGCGCCGGCATTATTACGGACGCGAGATTCGCGATGGCGCGCGGTTCAGGAGTAAGGCTGGCAGCAAGGAACAGATAAGAAAGGCACTTGATGAGACAGATTGAACTAGCGCCGAAGGTAGAACACTTGGCCGAGATGACCAAGCTCTACGGTTTGTTCGATCTGGATGTCAGTACTGCGCGTCCGACGGTGCCTTGGGAGAAGAGGAATCTTCATCTATTGCGACTTCCGTTCGATTTGCAGAGTGCTTATTTTCCGGAGTTCTGGCTTAAACGGGTGCTGGTCAACCGGCGCGCAGCCGAGGCCTTGTTGCGAGTATTGAAAGAAATGTCGGAGCTTTGGACGCCGGCCGCGTTGTCAGCTTACGGTCTGAACCAGTTCGTCCGCTGTTATTCGTTTGGGGGCAAAGAGCCAAATCTGTTCTGGTACGGTGCGGCTTGGGAATTGTCTGGCCAGGTCGGTGGCGAGGTTTTGTCGGAAGCGATCAAGATCTTTCAGAGACACGGTTGGACCTATTGTTGGTTAGCTGACAAACACCGGATCCGTGAGTTTGAGTATTTTTAAAAGAGATTTTTATGCCGCGCAAGTTCTGGTGGCTTTTGCTTTTTTTATCTTTGGTCGGCGGGCTGATTATTTTTGTGTTGGCTGAACTTATTTCGTGGTGGGTGATGGACTAGGATGAACGAGCCACTATGGAAAACGGCGCTTTGCTGGGGTGCGGTCATCACGTTTTTGACTGCGCCCTTGGTTGTTTTTATTATGCAGGAAGGTGGCTGGCTGCGTGCCACTAGTGAATTCAAATGGCTCTCCATGTTTTATCAATACAATACCGCCTTGGTTTTTGGGCTTTCAGGTTTGCGTACTGCTGAGCGTTATATTGAAACTAAAAACGGAAAACCATCAAAATGAACCTGCTTAAAACGGTGGGTGGCGTGAAGGTCTACAAGGAAGGGAACGCTCTCCTTTACAAGACTGGTGCGACGGTGAATGGCGATGGGTCGCCTCATTGCTATCATCCTGATGACGGGGAAGGACTCGATTACCTTGATAATGCTGGATCGCCTGGCAACTGGTGGGGAATTTACACTGATTCGAGCGATCGGCCGGTTGTGCAATCGATCTATCATCCGGCCCCAGGTTATTACATTTCGACGACAGCATTGGTTAATCCTGCGTATCCTGAGAATCATCCTGACGCCTATATCGATAGTGAACGCTACCCGTTTTGTGTGGTCCCAGGAATGTTCGGGAACGGCTGGCAACTGGGCGATGTCGGGTTTTGTCTGAACGAAAAGACCGATGACAACATGTATTGCGCCACTGCCGATATCGGGCCGCAAAACCATATCGGCGAAGTCTCGATGCTGTTGGCCAAATGCCTGGGACTGAGCCCGGACCCAAAGGCGGGCGGTACAGAATCAGGCATTGTTTACGTGGTGTTTCCCGGCAGCGATCCTGGGTACAAGCCTTGGGATAAGAAGTGTCAAATTGCGGTTGATACCTTTAATGCCTGGGGCGGCTTGGCCAAGCTAAACAAACTTTTGGACGAACTTTAACCTCCAGTAACCGAAACCCTAAAATAAGGAAATAACACAGTGGCACTTGTGCACGTTGAATTATGGTACTACTCCGGCCATGCCGGAGCACCTTCCCCCGGTCACCCATCTCATCCGATCGCGCCTCCAACGCGCCCGGTCGATCCTGGTTACGGTCAGCCTATCCCTGGTCGTCCTGATCAAGGTTTGCCGCCGTCTCCCGGCCATCCAGATCAAGGCTTGCCGAGCGCACCTGGTCGTCCTGACCAAGGTTTGCCACGTCCTCCGGGGCATCCTGCGCATCCATTGCCTCCTGGTAGCGGCGTGATCGAGCCTCCGATTGTTTTGCCGCCGGAAATCTGGCCTCCGATTCTGATTCCTCCTCCTGAGGCTACGCATCCGATCGCGCCGACGCCTCCGCCGCGGCCTGACCAAGGTTTGCCGCCGGCGCCAGATAATACGTTACCGCCGGCTCCGGACCAGGGTTTGCCGCCTGTACCAGTGGCGCCTGATCAAGGTCTGCCACCGACTGCGCCGCCAGTGGCCGGGACACCGTTGCCGCCAACGCCGGATCAAGGGTTGCCTACGCCGCCTCAGGCGCAACCGAAGCGTTAAAATGAAGGCGCTCTTAATCGGAGCATTAATGTTTGGAGTAGCCCAGGCGGTCCTGGGCTCTCCGTTCTTGGTTTGCGATCCCGTGCCAGGGAATTTGGACCAGTTTACTAAACCCGTTTCTTACGTAATTACGGGTTTGTCTTCCACGCCGTTAAGCACGCCGGCCGTTGTCAACGGTGATGGCACTGTCCAACTCCATTATGATCTGGCTCAGTTGCCGCACGGGACGTATACGGTTACGGCGAGCGCGGTCAATTCACTGGGAGGGGTGGGACCGGCGTCTGATCCCCCTTTTTCTTTCACGTCAGGGTTACCGGCCATGCCCACCGGATTGCGTATCGTCCCATAACTATCGGACGTTTTGTGTTTATGGGTTGGATGGAAATACCATGGAGTAAAAAATAGATGAGCACGATTTTGATTATCTTGCTTGTCCTTGTCCTCTTTGGAGGATTCGGCAGTTATTACGGTTACTCGCGTTGGGGCTATGGCGGTGGAATGGGTATTTTAGGGCTCGTCTTGATCATTATTTTGATCATCTATTTGTTGGGAGGACTTCACTTTTCCAGATGAGTTCTGCGTACACAGATGTCGTCTTTACCAATGCGCCGTTAGGGATAACGGCCAACAAGCTCAATCTGTTGCGTGACGATCTGAGTGCCGCGATCGGGAGCGGCGGCGGCACGGTAGGTCCGCCTGGCCCGCAGGGTCCGCCAGGGCCGACTGGAGCTACGGGGCCGCAAGGTCCGCCTGGGGCCGCGAGCACGGTTCCTGGGCCAGCAGGTCCAGCAGGTCCAACGGGGCCGCAAGGGCCGATTGGTAACACTGGTCCGCAAGGAGCGACTGGGGCGACCGGGCCGCAAGGACTCAAAGGCGATATTGGGGCAACAGGTCCGCAAGGTCCGACTGGCGCGACAGGATCCCAGGGTCCAATTGGCAACACTGGTCCGCAAGGGCCGCAGGGTATTCAGGGACCGCAGGGCGTGCCAGGCACTAGCGCCGATCCGGGCACCTGGACAACTCTTTCCTTAGGCAGCGGTTGGACGGCGCCGACCCAAGCGCAGTACAGAGTCGAGGTCAATGGCGCGGTCTCGACTGTCTATTTCCGCGGGATGATTCAGGCGGCTTATTCGGCCTTAGGCACCACGGCGTTTACGGCGCCGGCGGGGGCGCGGCCATCCATGACGCGATCTCTAGTCTTAGGCGGCGCGCAGAATACCGGAACGCCAAGCGACATCGCGAGCTATCTGGCCAGCGTTTCAAGCGCCGGGGTTTGCACGATCTATTTTGTCTGTGGCGCGGCTTTTACCTGGGCTGATCCAAGCAAGACGCAGCAGATTTTTTTGGACGGATTCTTTTACTCACTTTGACTTATGGCCGACATCGTAACATCGAGGGTATTTACCGACGGCGAGCGCGGGATCACGGCCGCAAAATTGAATGACATTGTTGGCAGCTCGGTGATTCAGCCGGCCTTTTACAGTGCCAAACCGGTTTCTTCGACTTTGGTTGCGGGAGATAAATTGCTGGCTTTGAAAAGTACGGGATCTTACGCCCAATCTGATTTTCAGAATGTCATTGATTC